CGACCCTAATAGTAGAATTAATAAAGCACTTCGTGCTTGGAACTGTTAATATAAAATAAAAAAGGGGAGCCGTAAAGACTCCCCCCTAGCAAGCAACAACGAGACACACAGAGTATTTACTCTGGGTGTCTTTTTTTTTGGTCTGATTGATAAAGTGATCTATCACCCCATCTCTTTCTCCAAAGATAACTACTAAGATTAGATGCATATCTTTCAAAGTATTCCATAATTATATTATGCCAAAATAACTTTCTAAATTTTTTGTATAATTTGTTTAATATCATTTTCTAATTTCTTACCTATAGAGTTAGCATGATTGATTACAGCAGCACATAGATTACCATGATATGGGTATGCTTTTAGAGCATCTCTAATTTTACCTACAGGTTTGCCCCCATAGTCAATCACAATTGCATTATCTTTATTTAATCCTATCTTTAATTCAAATAATATTCCTGTAAATTTACTGATATCATTTTTTTCCGACATCTTTATCTCCCTCTGGATTAAAAGGTTTGAGTTGAGATATCTGATTCATTAAAGAAAACACCTCACCATATGGCCTTGTCATAAGGTATTTCATCATATCTTTTAATTGCTCAGAATCAACAAGATATTGTCTTGGATGTGGTTGTTGTATTTTTTGTTTTTCGTCTGCCATTTATTCCTCCTATTAAAATGGTATATCATCCTCTGTAGGATAATGTTTTTTTAATGTTTCTAATTTTTCTTCAGCAGTAGATATCAACTCTAACTGTTTATCAATCTCGTGTATAAACTGTGGATGTTCCCCTATACCTACTGACTTATCCATATAAACATTAATTGTAGCTTTTGCTACTTTTATATCTGCTTCGTATTTAGCAGTTAGTGCTTCAATAAACATTTCTCTCATTACTCTGCCCCTTTAAATTGATAGTATTTATTCTCTACTAATTCCTCATCATCAAGATAAGGATTAGATTTAGCTGCATCTGATTCTCTAGCATCTCTTATAGTTTGATTTAAAGTTCTATTCTTTTTCAAACACCCTGCAACAAAATCCTCTACCTCTATTATTGCCTGTTTAACTTGACCCATTACTAACCTCCTGTATTAGTCTATTTAAATACCACTGTGCTTTTTGTAAATCTTCTAATGGCTCTCCTTTAAATTTATATCTAGAAACATATTTTAGTATATTACCTTTTAGATACCCATGGAACTCATCACTAGTCATACAATCACTAATTACATCTATAGTTTCTTTCTTACCATGTAAATAATGTTGTGGTGCATTGACATTATCTTTTGCCATACTTTCTCCTAATTGTATTATACTCTATCATCTCTAAATCATACTCACCTTTAGATACATTACGTTTAACTACAAGTCCACTCCACCACATTTGCTGTGTAGCTTTAGCATAATTTTCTTTATGATGCAAGTAACATCCTGCAGATAATCCCATAAGTTTTCTACCAGAAGGTAATGCACACATAGCATAATCAAATGTATGTATATGGCCTACAGTAGAAGATACTTTATTTTTTAAGAGAAGAGAACGAGCAACATTGTCACCGCTAATAGGCTTACCCATGACACCAGTAGGATAATTGTGGCAGTAATATATACCATCAACATTGACAGGCTGTTGGTATGGATAAACTTCCCAACCAAATTTTTCAAATTTAAAATCGTCTGTACTAATTGTACCTTCAAGTTCTGGTATGTCATCTACTGTTCTATCTATCCTATCTTCATGATTTCCAAGTAGCATGATTTTTCTTGGCCGTCTTCCGTTAAGACCTTTGTTAAATTTTTCTAATGCATCATGAGCATGGTCTATATCTTTTTTATATCTCCTACCTTCAAATTGTTTTTTACCTTTATCATAACTTGATAGAGAATCCATACTTGCAAAGTCTCCCATGCATACTATGGTGTTAGGTTTTAAATCTGCTGCAAGTTTACCTGCCCATAAAAACCTATCATTGCTTGCTTTAGGTGTGCAATGAGGATCACCTATAACTAAATGTGTTGCCACTAGTTTAACTCCTTATCACGTTTCTGTTTTAAAAATTCAAGAAAGTCAATAACATTAGAATCATCGTCAAACTCTGCAACAGAACTAATTGACATGTCTTTCTGATTGTTGTTTTTATCGTCAGCAAATCCTCTTAGTCCCCATAGAAACGTAGAATGAGGGTCAGTGGTTGCCATTTTTATCATACCCCTAGCTATTGTAGAGCATAATTCGTATTCTTCTGTAGTCATTTTGGATTTACTATCCATTATAATACCACAGGTAAATCCTTTTTGCCACGGTGTTACAATTACTTTTACAGAATTAATTAAAGTAAAATCATTTAATTTTTTATCTTTTTTCATTCCAATACCTATCGTAATTATCGCTATTGTAATCTAAAACTTTATGTTCAAATCCTCTTTTCATACTTTTTCTACCAAATTCGTCTGCATCTTTTTCTTTGTCAAAGATATTATTAGTAAATAATTTATAATCATTATCTTTTTTATTTTTAAATACTATAAAATATAAATGCATATTATAAATATTTAAAGAGATAATGGTGAACAGACCCCTCAAACTATCCACCATTAAACTCTTCGGTTTCCTCCTTAGGATTTGTAACAGAAGTGTACCAAACCCATTTAGGATTCTTACCTTTAGATTGCTGTTGTGGTAACAACTGCAATTTATCTCTTCCCCAACAAGGAAGTTTGTATGGGCAATAAGAACACACAAAGCCCAAAACTCTATTACCAGTAGGTTTACTTCTAAAAGTTTCTGCCACATCATCATAGCATCTTTTAAAAGGTTTATCCTCTTTTAATGATTTAAAATTATCTTCAGCAGATTTAATAGCTTTCTTTTTATACTCATCAACTGCTGCTGGTGTTTCACAAACTACCCACTCACCTGTAGATTTATTAATAGCTATCCAACCACCGAAGTCTTTACCTTGGCTTTCTCCATATAAAAATCCTTGTGATGCATATCCAAAGGAATCCTCTCTGATAACTTCATTAAATCCTCCAGCCTCTCCAAATTTTTTTTCAAAGGAATATGGTGACGCACTTTTAATATCCCATATCTTTCCATCAATTTCAACATCTTGTCTACCTTCAATACTGTCTCCATTAAAGTTATACTTAACTTTTTTTTGTTCATTAGTTACTTCTATGCCAGAAGATTTCATAACAAATATAGCTAATGCCTCTATGATATCTCCAAAAGTATTTCTCATCTTTACATTGTATGGTTGGCCTTCACCCTTAATACCTTTAGCTTCCATCTGTAATTGACATAAAGGCCTACCTGCATTTGACATTCTAACTTCAAACTTATCTCTTCTAACTTCTTCAAACTGTTTAAGTAAGGCGTTTTTACACGCCTCACCAAACTCTTGCACTAGCTGTTTGTCTAGCTGTACAGGATTTTTAGATACGTTATCTAGATACTTTTGAACTTTTAGAAGTATAGTATTCATTAAGATGCCAAGACTTTTTCTGGTGAATCATCCATATCTTCTACAATCTCTGCATCTATGCTATCAGTATTACTTTTAGCACCATTGGTTTTTGCTAGATTGTAAGCATCAACTACTTCTTTGTTTTCTACATCAATTGAATCTTGGAATATTTTTAGTGTATCCATATCATCATCAGATAATTGTAAATTAGCATCTGCATTTACAGTTATATCTGGTGTATAATAAACATTGCCACCCTTTTTTTGTCTCTTTGTATTTAAAGAAAAGGTACAATTAAACATAAGTTTTTTTCTTTTATTTAGTTGATCTAAAGCAGAACTAACTGGTGAAAATGCTGTGCCAGTGACTCTATAAAGAACTGGTAAATTTTCTATCGCTATTGCATCACCCTGTGAAGTAACGCCCTTATCAAAACTAAGTAGACCATATACTAATTTATAACATCTAATTGTTCTTTGTTCCTCTAGTTGTTCTGGTGTAAGATTTGCTCTTTCTTTAAATGGTATCTTACCACACTTAGTACCACCTAAAATATCTATAGCTT